TGAACGTGGTTTTGCAATTCTGCTATCTGTGACTCTTGCGAAGACCCTGCTGCGTAAGCCGCAAAACTCGCCGGCGTGGGGTCGATGTCGTGAAAGTCTAGCTGCGGTTGCGTGGGTGGGCCGACTTGCAAGTCCAGCAGCGAAGTGTCGTTGCGGCCAGAGCCAGTCAGCACAAACAGGTTTAGAAAAAACCTATACCACTCACGCGAGATTAGGCCGGTGCGCTCCTCAATAAGCGGCACCCGAGGCGCAATAATATTTGTTTCGTTGATTGGGCTAGGCATTGGTCGGCGACAGCAAGAGTTCAGCGCCCACAATGACCGTTTTTACGGGGTCAGTGCCTGAAATTTCGTACACACGGTCGCGCAGCTTGAGCGTCATGCCAAGCCTGCGCCAGAACACGCGGCGATAGAACTGGCCAATTTTGCCAATCGTAGCCCAGTGTTCATTCGACCAAGTGTGGCCGCCATCATCAGACCAACGCAACATGACCTCGGGGTCGCTGCCTTGGCCGATAGATAGGCCAACACCGGCCTCGCAATCGAGTTGCAGTGAGTGCTGCGCCGTGCGTTTGAGGTTGTTCTGGCCGGTGGGTAGCGCCCGCCATGACCGCAACCACTTTTGAATTTGGCCGTTGTCGGCGTAGATGTCAAGGTCGAAGGCGTAGATGTTGCCGTTTTCAAAATCGCCCACAACGATTTCGTTGTTAAACGCCATCTGGCAATTGCTGCGATGGCGGGTAAACGCACCATCAACAAAGCCGGCACGCTCGTGCCACACGCCAGTGGCCACGTCAAAAACCCAAGTCGTGTTGGCCGATGGAAAGATCAGCACATAGAAGGCGTGGCCATCCTGTTGGTATGTGTACGCGATCGCGTCCGACATATCGGCGTATTGCTGAATCTGCCACTCAACGGCGTGCGTGGACACGCGAACACCTGTATAGCCGTTGGCCCGATAGACAATCCCCCGACCACGGGCGTCAGCACCTAGCCAAAACAGGCCGTTATCGAGTTTGGCAACAGAGTAGGGGGCTATGCAGCCAATCTCGTTGTACGCGCCTTGGATGCGCTGTAACGGAAAATCAGCGCCGCCCGCGTCGTACCAGACCTCAACCGAGTTGGTGCCAAACAGCCAAGCCTCGCGGTGGTCAACAATCAAGGCCACCAAGCCGTCTGGAGCGCCTTCAGCGCTGGCAAAATCCAGCGGATCAACCGACAGACCATCAAGCAGGTTGGTAACCCAAACGCGCTGACTATTTGGCTCGTTGAAAACAAAGTAGCCGTCAAGGTAGCTCACCGTCACCGCACCTGGGAAGTCAGCGTCCATGATTTGCGCAAAGGCGTTGGTGATGTTGTTGTAGATGTAGCTAGGGCCGTTACATGCGATAAACAGTTGCGTGCCGTTATCAGCCATGCTGACCGGCCCTGTACCTGTGACATTGCCAATTAGCGTGGCCGTATAAAACTGGTTAATTTTGTAAAGTTGAAGGCCTGATACGACAAACGCCGTGGTGCTAAGAGACGAAAAGCACCACACGCCGCGAATCGGCCCCGTGCCAATGTTGGCTAGCAAACGCAGGCCAGGCGCACGGTTTAAAAACGCTGGCTCTTTGCCACCCTCGGGCACAACTTCGGGGAACAAATTGACCATGCGGCTATCCGCAGCATTGACGCTGCGGGCCACATAGCTAGAGCCAAGAATCGGCGTCTTCATCAATAGTTTCCAGCGTAGATGTTGAAGCGTTGGCGAGTCGCCACAATGGCGTAAGGCATCGACATCACATCGTCAGGGTTGTTGATGCGCTTCAGGTTTCGTTTGCTAGTCATGGCAATGCGCTGCACTTGGGGGCTTGGCTCAACGCCAAACTCAGGCGCAATCTCCATTGCCAAGTTGTAGGTGAACGCCCGTAGGTAGCCAGGCGGGAAAAACAGGTCGGTTGTCAGAGTGGCCGGATTGCTCAACTCTTGCACCGACACAAAGTGCCATTCCAGATCACGGGTAGGCCGCGGGTAGATGGACATCGAAACGTCTGGGTAAGTCATGTTTACGAAAATGACTTGTGGATACGTTGACGTTACTGTCTTGACCGCAATACCGTTGTACTGCTGCTGGTTGATGAACTTGATGCCAAACGACACGTTGGTGCCAGGGTCACGGAAGTAAGTGGCCTCGTCCAGCAACACGGGCCGCAACCCTACAAAGTTGCCCGATGGGCCAAGCGTGCGCGTAATTTGCCCCGCAGGCCAAGTAAAGATTTGATCTTGAGTGCTGAACACCGAAAGACGTTCGGTGTTCCATGAGTCAATCATCTGATTCATTGCCATCAGGCTGTCTTGCGACACTGATGCAGATGTTGTTTCACCTTCGGCCAATACGCCAAGCAACCGAAGCGCCCGATTGATTTGATCGCCAGCAGTGTAAACGGCCATCTCAGACTCCTTCGGCTACAGCCTTGCGTGTGTATTTGCGCTTGACTTCCAGCGCGTTGACTGCTTCTTCAGGTTCTGAAGGCATGTCAGGATTGTAGCGCGTCCAGCCATTTGTTTCATCATAGGCGGCCTCAAGCTCCATAGTGGCAACTTTACGCCCGTGGACAGGGTGCTGAAGGTAAATGTTCATAGAAAGAACGGGGCCGAAGCCCCGTTTAGTTAGACGAGAACAGGAAATTCCCACTTGCCAGCAACAGATGTAAACAGCTTACCAGCGCCAGTAGCGTTGGTAGTCGTTGCCAACGACCCTGCCGGAGCAGTAGTGGTCGTTGTACCTGCGGTAATAGCTGAAGTGAGAAAATACAAGCCAGCGGTACCGTTTGCAATCGTTGCGTCAGTTGTCGCAATCGAAGTAAACGTGCCGCTAACTGTAGCGCCAGTAATGGTGCTACCAGTAATGGTAGCGCCCGTAATGGTGGTACCAGAAGTCAGCTCGGGGTCGCTAAATGCAACACCGACAGCTTTTGTATTGGGCATGATATTCCTTTAGAAAGACGGGGCCGAAGCCCCATCAGATTTAGCCGATGCGATAGCAGGTGTAAGTGCCGTCGCCGGTTTTACGGGCGCGGAAAATAGCACCAAAGCCGGATGCAGTGGTCAGGCCAGAGCCAACCAAAGTCCAGCCGGTATTGACAGTCAGCGTAGCCACGCCGGTGCTGGTAGACATGACAACAAAGTCAAAAGTGCTGCCAACTTTGGCGCTGCTGATTTCTTCATCAACGCCGCCCACGCCAGTCACTGCGGGGAGTTGCAGGTTGTTGGCATTGGTTTGCGTGTACAGAATGATGCCGCCTTCCAGATCAGCAACCGTCAAAGCGGCAGTTGCATTAGCTGTATAGACTGCAGGAGCTGGAGCGTAGCCCAGTACGATTTCGTTCAGGTTGCCGTCACCGAGTTGGTAACCGCCGCCGCCGTTTGGAAGTGCCATGATAATTTCCTTAAAAAAAAGTTAAGTTAACGCCCCCGAAGGGGCATTAGGTTTAGCCCCAGATGCGGCAGGCCATTTGTGGACGGATGGTGCTGAAGCCGTACAGAACGTCAATACGGCAAGGCATACGGTCGTTGTTGATGTCGTACTGACGAACAACGCGCAGGCTGATACCGTTGTGAACGGCACGAGCAGCCATGTCAACGCCTTGTGGCAGCAACAGGTCAGCAGTGGCGAACGTGATGGCGTCCTTGTGGTAGACCAAGTTCTGAGCGTACTGCGTAGATGCAGCGCCCACAAAGGTCACAGTTGCGCCAGTTGCAGGCAGCACATCCACAGTAGCCAGAGCGTGGTTGGCCGAGTACATCGGGGCAACAGTCACAGTCCAAGTGCCAGACACGGCAGTGGCGTCAGCCAGAGCAACGAACTGGAACAGCGAACCAGTGGATTCACGGGTCTGTGGGTTGACAGCAAAGCAAGAGCTGACGGTAAACACGTCACCGGCTTTGATGGTGGTGGTCACCGAGCCTTGTTCCAGCAGAATGGTCGAAGCGCCTTCGGCAGTAACGCCTGGGGTCTTCACCAGTGTGGAAGCAGTTGCGCTGCGTGAGCCGGTGGTGTGCTGCTTGATCGACTGAGACATATTGATCTCGTCAAAGCCCAGCACGCCAGTGCCCATCATGCCGTTCTTGAACTGCTTGGAGATAGTGTCGGTCGGATTGAACAGACCTTTCATACCTTCAACCAGACCAGCGTTGGCGGCTGGGTTCACGGTGGCGTAGCGTGGCGACATCACAGCAGCGTTCTCGTTCAGCTTCTGTTGGGCTTGGAGCAGCACCAGCGAAGTCGAAGGAGTGGTGCCAGGCGTGCCAACGGTGTTGCCGATGGTTTTGTATGCATTGGCAACGTCAGCATCAATGCTGGAGGCCAACTGGCTGATACGAGGCTTCAAAACACGCTCTGCGAAGTCGTCCAACTGCATGGTCAGTTCAGCAGATGTGAAGTTGACGCCGATGTGCTTTTGCTGGGCCACAGTCAGGGTAGTGAACTGTTCGTTGTCGTCCTGAACTTGCAGGGCGGCACCGTCAGTAACCAGAGCGCGGTCAGGCAGACGGATACGCAGGGTGGAGCCAATCTTAGCGCCTTCAACAGCAAAGCTGTCGTCGTACTGACGATTGACGTTGCGGGTCAGGACCAGGTTGTTTTCGAGAATCTCAAGCGCTTTGCGCGTGATCATGTCGATTGTAAGAATCGAATTAGACATTTAAATTTCCTAAAAAAAAGTTAGCGGATACGCTGCGCTTCGAGCTTCTTCATCTGCCTTACACGTTCAGCTTCAATCCACTGGCTGGTCGTCATGCTCTTGATGGAGCGTGGGTCAGTAGTGTCAAGAGCTGGCGAACCAGAGGTTCGTGCAGTAACAGGTGAAATCGGCGCTGGCGCTGACGTTGTTCGTTTGACTGGGGGTTCTGCAGCCAATTTGGCTTCAATCTTCCCAATCTCTTTCGCCTGACTCAAGGGCGCCATGCGTGAGATACGCTCCGCTTCTTTAGGGTTAGAGCCGAGATAGTACGCTAACTCTGGCCCAATCTCCGAAGACTGGATCGTTTCAGCCATTACGTTTGTGACTGGAAGTTTGGGGTTGTAGGCGACTTGTTCAAAGTCATCGTACTTAGCCCGAGCTTCTTCTTCACGGTCGTGATAGCTCTCAAGAACTTGCGATTGCTGCTTGGCTGCTTCCCGCTTGGCGATCAGTTCTTCGGCTTTCTGAAGGGCCAATGCTTCGGCATAGGCTTCAGTAGACTCAAACTGGTCAGCGGTGGCAGCCGGTGCGGCTCTCAGCGTCTGTTGTTCAGACTGGCGCTGCGCTTGCTCTCGTTCCCACTTACGTTGCTCTCTTGCGAGGCGTTTGCCGATCATCGCGTCAATTTCAGCTTGAGAGTACTTTTTTTCCTCTGCGGCTTGTTCGACTTGGTTCTCAGCGACTTCCGGCGTACTTTCAACAACTGCAGGTGTGGCCGTCACATCCGTGGTTGGCGCGGAGTCTACTTCCGCTAGGGCTTGGACTTGTTCAGTCATTTAAATGAATCCTTAGATTCCTCGGTGAACCTCGCCGATACGGTTTTGTGAACGTAGTATATGTCAAGTATTGGATTTTGTTGCGTAGATTGGCACTCAATGGGAAACAAAACCAACGATGGCCCCAAAAGAGCCGGCAGAAGCGCGGCTGGCAACCAAGGCTTGCATGGCCTTAATTTGCGCGGGGGTCGGCGTAGTGCAAATAATCATGTTAGGTTCCGGTCAATGTTCGCATTTCAGCCCAGTCAGTATTCAATACATGGCCGCTTCCGGTAGTCAGCCTTGACCAACCATTGACGACGTACTGAGAACCTGCTGTGCCAGCAACAGTCCCAATGTTTTTAAAAACCCTGTGCCCCGCAACATACCGCCCTGTTGTGGGTATGGCAACAGATTGCATCTGCACTGTATTGGCAATTTGCCCAAAGGTTGATGTGGTCGGGTCACCATTTATCGGGACAATGATGTTGTAGGCGGCTGATGGCAGGTTACGAACCCCCTTGTTGCCCACGTTATCGCCACTGGTCACAAAGTCGGCGTACACAATGTTTGGCGATGATTCGGTTAGCACCCCTTCGGCAATGCCCGTGGTGCTACAGTTTTTAAACACATTCCCGCCAGCAAGCCATCCAATAGTGGATGTCAACAAGATGGCCGGCAGTCCTGTTGCGCTTGTGAAAGTGTTATCTGCGTTGTGGCTTGTTGACCTGAAATATGGGTCTAGGTCAAACGTGTTGTTCTGCACCACAAGCTGCTTTGCACCCGCGCCGGAGCCAATAATTGCGCACTGAATGCCGGTTCCAGGGCAGTCAAAAATCATGTTGTTTTGTACAGCAACGGAAGCCAAATCTTGTACGTTAGCTGTTCCAACAATGTTAAGTAACACGCCTGAAAAACCCAGCCCCATACCGCTGATGTTGTTTCCGTTAATTTGAACTGCTGTTGACGGTGCAGTTATGTTAATGCCATGTACTTGAAAGTAGGCGCTAGTAATTAAAGGGTCGGAGAACAGGTTTGGCGTTATCCGGTCAAACATTTCACCGTAGCCCCACGCAGAGTAAACGGCCCCTGTTGGCAGTGTTCTGGAAATTGTGTTATCGCAGCAACGAATGCCCCACTGACCAATAACTACGGGGGTTCCTGTGTCGATATTGTTAAGGTAGTTGTAAGCGTACGGCGCTGAGTTAATCCCAGGGAATGTACCTAACCCACCATTTGATCTTGCAAGACCTTGAGTGATGTAAATGCAAGTGTTGAGGCTAAGCGCAGATGTATCCGTAATGACGTTGCCAGATATGTCAATAGAAAACTGAGGTGTATTGCCCTCAATACCTGTAGCAGGCAAATCAACGGAAATAGGCGAGCGTAGCGACCGACGGATGATGTTGTTCCGAACGATCAGTTGTTTTGCCCCGAGCACCTTGATGCCTTGGCAAGCCTCAAGTATGTTGTCGGTAATAACTGTGGCCGAGGAAGGCACAGCCGCCGCGTCCAATGAGTGGACTGCGATGGCATCGTCAGCCACATGCTTCAGAATATTTCCTGTGATGGTGACATTTTCGCTTTGAACACAGCGCAGGCCGTCCCTGATAATGTAGTCTAACCTGTTGCCGCTCATGATCACGTTCTTGCAGTACCCGAACGCAGTGGCCATGTAACGCAATTTTTCGAAGGTGACATTGGTCAGGCGCAAGCCGTCAATGTAATCGCCAGTCAAGCATTGCTTTTGGTTTGTTTCGTTTGTATAGGTGAGCGCAGTTCCAGTAATCTTGAAGTCTTCAAATGCTACGCTGCTACCGTTTGTAACGTACAGCATGTCATTGCCGCTTCTCACCACCGAGTCTTTATCGTCAAAGAATATGGTTGACTGGTCGCCTTGCCCCCGCAACGTAGTGTTTGGGTACATAATCCAACGGCTTCCAGCAGCATCGCCCTTGCGATAGGTGCCTGGCGGTATTTCAATAACACCGCCGCCAATTGAGTTCACATAGTTGAAAGCCAGTTGGAACGGTGTGGTGTTGTCAGTAACGCCATCACCAACAGCGCCAAAGTCTTTTACGTTGACAGTTTGACGCAATTTTGCTTGCACCGTAGTGGCCACGGCACCAGTGCCTGCAGGTAGGTAGCCCACCAGCGAAGAACCAGCGGGTGCGGCCAGATCGGCGGCAAAATTGCTGGCGACTACAGACCCGCCGATGTTGTCCCAAACACGAATTTGAACATCAGTAGAAGTTTTAATCGCGTATTTATACAGTATCCCCTCAGTAGACCAAATCTGAAATGGTGTGCGGCCAGCCGAATCCAAAATAATCGGGTTGGTATTGGCAACATTTCCGTTACGGTCGGTGTAAGTGGTTTGGGGTGTGGTAGTGCCCGCAGCATAGGTGTACACCTTGCCCCCAGACAGAACTTGGCCGTTGTCGTCAAAGAACTGCCAGCCAGCTCCACCAATCATCGCAAGATTAACGGCCATAAATCACCCTAAAATTATTAGCTACCATAAACACACACTGCGGGCATTTTCAACCGTTACATGTAGTAGCTGATGTTCAACTTCGCGCCAGCAACCTGTTCAATGAACTGGATGTTGGTCAAGTCGCCATCGTACTGCAAAGGGATGCCAACAGCCAGAGGCATACCGACAGTAGACGAGGGCGATGTTCCGTCGTCGCGCCAGCGAACAGCCTGGCCTTCGGCAACGATCAAAGCAAACACGGGCTTGCCGTTTTGCCCGTTGGGTGTTCGTTGTGGAACTGTCAGATTGGTGGCGCTGGACAGGGTGGTGATCTGCTGGTAGCCCATGCAGGTCGTGACAGCTTTCAGATTCATAGACATACTTAAAATCTCCGAGGTTGTGTAAAGGAGCGCAAACGCATTGTAATTTCATTGCCGACACTTGGGGTGGAGCTAAAAAGCCACCCAGTGTTGTTGCCTGCATCGACGTTTGTTATGGCCAAAGCATCCCAAGTCGCCCCGCCAGTAGCGATGTTGTCTTGAACCGTCAAATAGTTCACAACAAAAGTTCCGGTCGTTGCGCTAATGGTGGCCGCCGATCCATAAGTTGTGCTTGTCAAAAACTTAGCGCTCGTGCCCGATGTGGCAAACGAGCCAACGGTGTTGGTTGTGCCTGCTTTAAGTTGCACCGTACCGCTGGTGAAAGTAAAAAGTGAGCTAACCGTTAAAGCGTCTTGTAAAACCCAATTTCCACCTACGCCAACAAAAGTGACGGTATCATTTATCGTTTTACCGTTGCTGGTAATTGTTTTTGTCCCAGATGTAGACAAAAATCTCGGCGAAAAACTGGATGTAGAAAAAGTTGGCACTGATGACAACACAAGGTCGCCCTGAATAGTCGGCGAACTTCCAGTCGCAACGCCGCCAAATCCAGTGAAATCAACGGTTCCATACGCCCTTGCGCCGTTTACGCTAAACGTATCTGTGCCGGCAAGTATGTAGTGATCGCAAAGGTTAACACCTTCAGTTTGCGAACCTGCTGTCGGCCCAGAAATTTGTCGAGTCCCAGTGCTTCCGCTGTAGGTGTACTCAACTCGCTTGCTTCCTGTGACTGTTAAGTTAGTTACCGTGTTTGTAGTAAAAACAGTGGTACTGTTTCCTGTAGCAACTATTTTTCCAGTTGGGCCAAAAGCTAAAGTTCTGGTGTTGCTGTTACTTGAGGCAAATTGACCAGTGGTCAGCGTGTAGCTTGCCAAATCCAATGTGCCGTTGGTCAGCGAGCACGTGCGGGTAGTGCCAAGCGTCAAAGCGGCTTGAAGCTGCCAAGTGCCGCCTACACCGTTGAAGGTAAATGGACGATCAAATGTCACGCCAGCGGTGTTGATTGTTTTTGTGCCGGAAGTGGCGGCAAAAGTCATCGCGCCCGTTCCGGCTGATTGAGTCATGCCGGTAGACGCTTTTAAATTACCGTATACAGTAATTGCATTTGCGGAATACGCACCAGCATAGCCAGTCGGGTTTACACCGTCAGTGAAATCTAAATCGCGGACTGCTTGACTGGCAGTGGGTGTAAAAGTGCCCGTACCAGCAGTAATCCTAAACGAGATGCTGTTGGCTTCAGTGACCGCTGTTGGCGTGATTGTTCTCGCTGTTGCGCTTGAGTTGGTGAGAATAATTAGTGGTGTGCCTGTGACCGTCATGGTCGTAGCGCCAGTGAAAACCGTGCCGGTGCTGTTCAGCGAGATTGTGTTTGTGCCGAAGGCCAGCGTGCCCGTGAAGCCCGTGCAGGTCAGGGTTTGAATGTCTGGGCTGATATCAAGCGTGACCGTGCCTGCACCAGAGGATGCGTTCAGCGTTGCAGTGTCGGCAGAGCCTGGCACAGACGCGCCAGAAGCCCCGCCAGAGGTCGCAGACCAGTTGGTTGTGCTGTTCCAGTCACCTGTGCCACCTGTTACCCAAAATCGTGCTGCCATGCTTATTCCTCAACAGGTTCATCAACAACTTTGATCATGCCAAGAACCGGAGTTTGTACAGAGTGCTGAGGTACAGCCCAACGATTTCATCAATGATGTTCTGAATCGGCGTGTCCGATTTATCGCACACTTCGTACCTGCATTTTTCAATGTCAGCCATCGAGTCAGTCAAAAAGTCAATGATGTTGGTCGTCTTCTTGGCGCTCATCAAACTGATTGGCCCTATTAAACCATGACGGCCTTGGTATGCCTCGGCAAATTTGTCGGCCAGCTCTACGATTTCGTCGTAAAACGATTGCAAAGCGGAGTGCTTGGCAAAGCTGCGGGTGTTCAGGTGTACGGAATGGGCGACATCCCGCGCCAAAAACAGCGTTCCTACAAAATCAGCGGGTTTCATTGTGGCATTCCTTCAGGTGGCATCATTTCCATAGGCGCGGATTCTTCGCGCATTTCCGGCATCTGGTTCATCGTGTTTTGTGACTCCATCGCCGCAGCAACCACGCCCATAGCAATGTCTTGAATCTGCTGCTCGGTCATGCCCGCCTGCACCGCGCTAATGCGCTGAGTCTCGGCTTGGTATGCCTTGATTTCAGCTTCGTAGTCCTTGCGTTGCTGCTCTTGCACTTCAATCGACTTGCCCACGTTCTGAAGCATCTGGTACATCTGCTCCATCTCTTGGCCCATCGCCTCCATCTGCTGCTGCGCGGCTTGCAGTTCTGGATTCTCGTCGCTGTCGCTCATCAGCTTAGGGTCAATGGTTTTCTTGAACCGCTTGGCCATCTCTTGAGCGCCAGGCCAGTCCATGTTCTTGACAAACAAGTCGCCAGCCACTGCCCACAGTTGCGGGTTGCCTTGCAGCAGTTGGGCCATAGCCTCCAGCGCCTCTTGGCGCTTGGTCGCGTAGCCTGGGCCGGTGGTCGCCACCACATCGTACTTACCGACGCCAGGGTTGTAGATTTTCTCAATCACAATGCCCTGCTCGTCCATGATCTTGTTGACCGGCTGCTCTTGGTCAGGGTTGATCTTGACCATCTCCGTTTCGCCGTCTTCACCAATGATGCGGGCAATGCGCTGGGTGTCGTAAATTTTGGGGATCAAGTCCACCAACTGACGTGCCACATGCCGAACGCCACGGGACAAGTTGTCACCATAGTGGTAAGTGCCCACATCGCCCTCGCGCTGACGCGCAAGAATGGCTTTGCCGCTTCGCTCGTTGGAGCCCATGCCCAAACTAGCATTGTACTGGCCGGTGGTGGACTTGATGTCCTCAGATGCGCCCGCTTTGGCCTGTAGCAGCCCGCTGGAGGCCATCGGAGGCTGCGCCCTAGCTGGTAGTGGCAGAACAGCGCCTTGGCCGTCTGTAACGTCTGGGTTGACCTCCAGATAAGGCCAGTTGGTCGTGTTCGCGGTCTTCCACTTGTCTTCGTAGCCCTCAAACTGGCCGCCGTAGCCGATAAACGGCGCTTTGGGGGCCAAGGCCAGCATCTCGGCCTCTTGCGAGACCCAGTAGTTGTACATGCGCTGGGCATCCTTGGCGTTACGCACCAAGCCCGACACATACAGGCGGCCATCAACCTCGTACTCGTTGCCAACGATGCGAATGACGGGGATGTACTTGCCCGCCCAGTCGCGTTCCTCAAGAATTTCGTAGCCGTTGATCTTGCAATACTTGATCTTTTGGCGGTCAGACTCGCGGCTTTTCTTGGGCTTGCCGTAAATGGCTTTTAGCTGCTTGTCCTCGGGGCTGCCGTCAAAAGCGGTAATGTTGCCTGTGTACAGGTTCAGCGTAGCGCGGTCAAAGTCAACGTAATAGTAATCGGCCACACGGATCGTGTCTTCATTGAGCCAGTTGCTGATCGACTGATCGCCCACACCCAAAGATTGCAAAGTTGTAATGGGCGCTGCGTCTGGGTACAGGCGTTCGTATTCTGCGCGGGTTAGGTCTTCGGTGATAAAACAATACTTGGCGTCTGCGCCAGTAGGGTCTTGGATCATCGGGTCCATGTAAACCGAAAACGAGTTGCGAATGCGCCCGATCTTGATGTCTTGATCAAACGTGTTGTCGTCGCAATACTCGGTCAGCAGGCGCAAGTAGCCTTCGCCGTAGGACACTTGGTTTTCGCAGGCCGTGTCGTAGGCAACGTCAGCGTCAGAAATGTACTCAATGTGCC